TATCTTTTTCTGTTGGGTCTCCGTATGATGATTTACCTATGACTATTCTTAAAAAGTCATTGACTGCCTTCTTTCCGCCTTTAACTCTAACATGTTTGCCCATCATTGATGATTTAAGACCAAATCTTTTTGCTTGTTTGTTAATTTCTAGTGCATGTTTATTTTGGTCAGCAGGTTTTGATATTCTGTTTTTAGGGTCTACGGTAATGTTTGCAACTTCTTCGTCTAACTGAGGTGCATATTTTTCACCATCTTCCCACATTTGTCTGTAGGCATCTTCAACTCTCATTTGTGATGGTGTCTTTGCTTTCTGTCTGAAGTCTCTCATATCTTTTGGTAATCTTTCGTCTTCAAATCCTTTGTGTGGGTGTTGAGAGAATCCTAATGCTTTAAATTTATGTTTTGGCGCCTTGTCTACATTCTGCATGTCTGACTCTGACATTGATTCTTTTTCTCTTGCCTGTTTTGCTTTCAACTTTTCCATATCTTGAGTATGTTTAAGATTGAGTTTTGCTTTTGCTTCTGCATCTTCTACATGAATGTAATTTGGTTTCAGCATATCTTTTGCTTTCTTTCTATCATGATATTTTAATACATGTTTTTTACCCTTGTCATCTTTGACAAGATAACCTGTATTAGTCTTCTGTAAGATTTTACCAAATTGTTTGTTACCTTTAGAGTCATAGAAATCTAACTCTAAACCAACTTTAGCACTTTTAGAAGTTTCAGTACCCATGCCATACTTTGCAAGTTTTCTGTAGTTTTCATTTAGGTCTTCATGAATCACTTCTTCGTTAGCATATCTCAATGCGTTCTGGACTTCTTTTGATTTTAGAACTTTATCGCCGTAGAACTTTTTGATTTCTTTACGTGCTATGCTATCTGCACCACCTAAATCAAGTGCAACTTCTACTGCTTTACGGATTTCAGCATCTTTGACTTTGTTTCTTCTAAAGTATGTTGATATTTCTCTACCAGTAAGTTTTTGTTTTCCATAAGGTCCAAGGGGATTGACCTTACCATCTTTGTCTAAAACCTTTTTTGCTTCGGAAAATAAGTTCATTACATTTTACCTGAGTTTTTCTTCAAGAACATATCGATTTCTTTTTTCTTTGCCTTGAATTCTTTTGAACCATGTTTGTGCTTCATCATATCATTCATCATGTCGATGAACTTCTTGCTTGTAGGTGAAAGTGATTCTGTTACTTCAAAAAATACTGACTCTTCAACTTCTTCTTCGTCTTCGTCTTTCTCTTTTTCTTTGATGTCTTTCTTAGATTTATCTTTCTCTAGTTCTTCAACTTCTTTGACTTGGTATTTTTTACCAGCGACTACGAATTCGCCTTCGCCTTTTTCTTTTGCAGCTGCCAATGCTTTAGTAAAGGCGTTGCCTTCATCTTTCATTGCTTTTGCAATTGCATCTCTACGTTTTCCTAGATATTCGTCTGAACTATCTACATCGCCATCGTTATCTACGTCTGCATCTCTCTTACCCACAGGGTCGAGTTTTTTGCCTTCTAGAATTGCACGTGAATCGTTTAAAAGTTTTTTGCTTATTTCGTCTATCATTGTTTTAGTTCCCCTTTTTCGAAGTAATCAAACATTTTTCGTTTACCTTCTTCGTTAAGTCTTAAAGATTTAGCAAGTCGTCCTAACATGTTTCTTTCTGCTAATTTTTCTATTGAAACATCTTCTTCTACTTCTTCCATTGCAGGCAACTCGCCCATTTTTTTAGCCATTCTTTCAAACCCTTTAGGATTTTGTTTCTGCATTTGTTTTAGAACTTTAGGACTTGTCATGTTCAACAAGTTAGCAAGACCCATGGTTGCTTTTTTATCTGTTATTTTAAACAACTTCTTAATTGCTTCTTCACTTTCGATGAGTTCTTGATTATTTACAAGTTCTTCATCTATTGTATCTTCGTTAAATTCATTACATAAAAGTTGTTCGATTTCCTCATCGACTGAAGATTTAGATATAGATGTTTCTTCAACAATATTTTGTTGTTCAACTATCTTACCACGAACTCTTTGTAAACTTTCTTGCCAAGTTTCTTGTTGTTTTGCCATAATAGTTATTTATATTTCTTTAATTCTCAGAATTAAGTTATTCTCACCTTTAATAAGTCTATGATAACTCATTTTTGCGATGTAATACTCTTTTCCTATTTTTAATTCTGTTGGTAACTTGTCATCCATTTGAAGTTTCCAACCTTTTCCATTTAGAACATGTATATTTCTATTTTCTAAATCTCTATGCCAAACTAATTCTGATTCTTTTAAATTTTCGTCAAAAGTTCTAATCAAATATTTTTGACCTGTGCCTTCTTGTTCGAAAGGTTCATCTATGTAAGGTTTAGACATTTCCTGATACTAATACAATTTTACAAATGTGTTCTAATCTTTCAATATGTTCGAATGTTTGCCAAGGTGTTTTTCCAACTGCGACTACACCATGTCCATCGATACCTACTATATCATATTTAGTATTACCATCTGAATCTAATCCCATTGCTTTATGTGTCTTATCTGCAAGTTCTTTACTGATAGGTGGTACCATACCAACATTTGGACCTACGTTTGTGTATCTTGATAGTTCAGGAAACTTTTCGCATAATGTTGATAATTCTATACCTCTATGCATAGCTGCTACGGTATAGGTTGGATGTAAATGCACTACACATCTAACACCTGTTGTTATCCTTTTCATCAATCCGTAATGTAGTGGTAGTTCTCCACTAGGTTTCATTCCTATACTTTCTTGAGTATAGTCCATTGGCAATCCTGATACGACATCAATTTTTTTGTAATGTGTGTATTGTAAATTTTGTTTTCTCACACCTGACGGAGTGATATAGAAGTGGCCATCTTTTTTATGTCTAATTGAAGCGTTGCCGTCTCTTGTTGAAATTAGACCAAGGTTGTATGAGTGTTTTAACACTTCGCACATTGTTTCTAACATAATTTTTTACCAGAAGAACGAACCGCCGCCTGATAACCCTAGTTGTTTTGCATAGTAAGGAAGTCTACATGACCAATATCCTGCTGAGGTTTTATCATTAGCAGTATCGCAATTATGACGTGCAACATAAGATGCTCTAGCACTTTTGTCCGAGAATTTCACTGAGAGACCTGTTGTATCTCCAAATGTGACTTTCTTAACTTTATCGCCGTCTTTTACATAAACATAAAACTTTTTAGGTCCGCCTCTCATAGGTTTATTTAAAGGTTTATCTTCGTCTTCTGTAATCGCCATCATTGGACAATCCAAAGGAACCAATTCGCCTTCATATATTTCATACTGACCTAAATCAGTTTCTATTATGTTTTTGTCTATTTCAGTAAGTCTATACTTACCTTCTTCAATTCTTTTTCTAACTTCTTTGATTACCTCAAAGTACATGAAAGAACCCAATCTAAAAGGATTGTCTAAAACATTTGTTTTTGTTTCTTGCAATTCGTCTAAGACATTATCAATTGCAACTTCTCTGAACGTTTTCATAAAGTTTTCCTAGTTGGTCTATCTCCTTCATTTTTTTATCTAATCTTTCCATATTTTGTTGTCTGGTGTTGGTATTTATGTAGTCAAAATCTATTAATGTCATCTTATCACCATCGACAATGATATTATCCAGATTCCAGTCTCCGTGATATATGGGTTGCCATTTGTTCATGTTATCTATACAAAAATCATAAACTCTTTGTGCAAGTTCTGGAGTTTTTGGTAGAGAATATGCCATCACACCAGGTACTCTTTTGACATCCATATAAAACCATTCATCTTCTTTTAGTTGAGGTGGTTTATTGAACACACGGTCATCTCTTGTATGTCTAACAGGCATTTCATACTTTAAATCGGGACAATCTCTTTCTATTATTGTTGTACCAGTTTCAATTATGTGATTTGGAAAAACTTGATTTGTAAGTTCTATTATTTTATCAATTCTTCGTTTTCTAATACATCTACTATTGTATATCTTTCGAAAAAAATCACCATGGTCATAACAAAGACGAGATATTAACATCTCGTTTGAATCTCTTAGTTTATGAAATGCTCTTTTTTTTAAATCAACCACGAACTTTTGCTGCTAAATCTTTATCTGCACCGCCCCATGTGCCTTTTGACTTAGTTGCAAAGCTGTTCACTCTGGCATGTCCCCATTGGGTCGGGTTTGTGCCAGGTCTATGACCAGTTCTCCAAGCAGCTACACCTCTTTTGAATACTTGTTTCAATATACCAAAAGGCATGCCCGTTTTTTCTGCTTTCTTTTTGAGCGATGCATCTGCATCACCTTCTTCTAGGTCTTCTTCTGTTAGTTCTGCGATTGCTTCTTCTGTTACAACTTCTTTGACCATAAACTCTTCGTTATATGGAAAACCTTCAAGAGGATTACCAAATACTTGACTAAAATGTTTTTTAGCATTCTCTTTTTTAACTTTAGAGGCTTTCATGATATAACTATCAACCATTTGACCTGGTGTATCTTCAGAATATGCTTTTCTTATTTCGTCTGTACCGATTTCTAATGTTTCTTTTTTCATTATGCGTTCCTCACGTTACCAATAGCATCTGTATATGCAAGTGTCATTGGTAATAGTTTGTTAATAGGCATATTTATCTCTAATGCAGTCACTTTGATGCCTGGGTCTACAAGCACTGCTGATAAAAATCTATGGTGTCCATCAATAATTCTATCATCAGATGAAACTACATAAAAATTTTTCTTTGATTTCGAAAAGTCTCTTGTACCTTCTGCACCAAATTGTGCTACATTTTTGATTGACTTATCGAAATATATTTGACTTTGAATTGGTTTTAAATTACCTACTGCGACTGATTTCATTTGGACTTTGACAATATCATCTTTCGGGTCACCGTCTCTTAAACCACCTGTAATCCAATCTTTACCAATCTGAGGATTAAGACCTTGTGGAAATGGGTCATTAGGAACTTCGTTGTCTGCAAAAGGTTTATTAATGTCTATCGAACCTTTTTTCAATCTTTGTTGTAATAGTTTGATATCTCTGTTATCGATTACAGGCATATCTTTTCTCCTTGCAAAACCACCTTTTGCAAGTCTCTGAGCAATCTTGTAGTTTGCATCAAAGTTTGGCACTTCTTCTTCGAGTTTTCTGCCTTTAGAATCCATTAACTTTTCAGCATATTCTTTTGCGATATTGACTCTAGTTTTGACAATCTCCATAGTGCCTGCTTTGGCACCACCTGCTTCCATAAAGTATCTAATGTCTTCTATCAGTGTTCTCATTTCTTATCTTTCTTTGATAGATAAGCTGCAATTGCCATGTCACGTATTTTTTTATCTGATTTGCCTTTGAATTGTGGTGAATCTGACTTTCTGAAATCATCGATGTAATCACCAGCATCTGCGTTTTTGCCTAATTCTTCTTTTCTACTCTTCTTGTATTTCTTAATAGAGTCTCTTGCAGTCTTCATCATTGCTTTTTGATGTGCTTTTTGTTTGGACTTTTCTTTATCTCTCAATATATCTGCAAGTCTCTTTTCTTCTAATTCATCTCCTGATACAATCATACCTATTTGATTAATTAAAGATGTGATAACTGGTGTAGGCAACATTGATAGTTGTTGTAGTGTATCTTTAGATATGCCTTTTACGTTTTTTAATTTCTTTTTCCAAGAAGATATTGCAGTCATATCTGTTTTCTTTGCTTCTGTTATCTCGTCACCCATTTTTAAGAAGAGATGATTCTTCTGTTGTTCTTTGTCTGTAACTTTAGCACCAATGATTGAACCCAATCTTCGAATGTACGATAATCCTTTTTCTGGATTTTTCTTATACTCTATTTCTGCCTTTCTCATCCATTTTTGTGTCATTGTTTTTAATATCACTGACATTGATGCTACGAGTTTGCCTTCTTCTAAATCTTCATACTTAGGTGATTTCTTTTTAGTACCATCTGCTCTTGGTATGAGACCTTTTGCTTTTAAATGTGCTTTATCTGTAAAACCTGCCTTACCTGCTTTGTATCTCTTCATTGCATCAGCAGTATTTGGTGCATTTTCTTCTAAATCTTCTGACATTTCATCTGCATCGAGTAAATCATCTAATGCATATTTTGCCAGACCTACTTGTTTATTTGCTTTTTGTTTTAAATCTCTGTCATCAATTTTCATTCTGATAATCTTATCTTGAAGTTGGTCTAACATCTTGACTCTTTTTTCAAGATAACTTCTATCAGATGATTTGAGTTCTTCGTCTATTTGTTCTGATTGTGAAAGTTCTGACATGAGATAATCGTGACATACATCTAGATAGTCGTCTGCTTTTGTGAGTTTACTATTCCACCATGCTGGATAATCACCGTCTTCTTTAACAACTCTCTTAAGATTGTTTGCATTTCTGACAATGTTTTCTAGTGAGTTTTGTGCCATATCACCATCATAGTTTTCACCAAACATTTTTTTGAATTTCTGAGTGTGTTTAGATGGTTTAGTTTTTTTGAGTTCGCCTGTTTTTGGGTCTTTATCACCTGGCGCAGGTTTGTAAGCATTTGGATTGTCATCATCCATCTCTGCACCTTTCTTAAAGTGTGCATCTCTGGCGCTCTTCTTATCTTTATCTACGCCTGAATAGTACTTCTTAGGTTGAGTACCTTTCTTGTCATCGACATCTTTATCTTGAGCGACTCTTCTAAGTTTTTCTCTTATATTTTCAATCATAATACTATTTATGATTTTTTAGTAAGTAACTCTTGCTCTTTCCAATTTGTGGCAGTTTTATTACCTGGAAATCTAGATGACCATGATAATAATTTAGAATATAATTTTGTTGCTTTAGATTCAAGTGTTTTCAGGTCATCATCGTTATGTATTTCTACAAAATCTTTTTTAAATATTTTTTTCAATGCTTGAGCATTCTTTTGTGCTTTTTCCCAATCACCTTGCACTATATTTGCTGGTAGTTTTCTTGGTCTTGCTTCGTTTCTTTTTTGTGCATTCTCTAATGATGCATTGACAAATATCATTTTAGATTCATAACCAATCTTATCTAACATAGTTTTATATGCATTAACTTTTTTGAGGTCTGCACTAGTAGTATCAAAGATTAAACCAAGTCTTCCATCGATGTATGCATCTAAGTTTTTACCTGTAATCTTTTTTGCTTTTGCACGTATAGGGTCTACTTTACTAAAGTCTGCACCTCGTAAATCAAGTGTAAGTCCTGCTTTCTTTAATCCATTTTCAAATGCTTTATCTGTATTAACAAGTTTTAGACCAAGTGCTTTGAGTGATAATTTATCTACAACGGTTGACTTACCACTACCTGGACCACCTGAGAAGAAGACTGCTTTAAAAATACCTGGGTCATATACGCCTTCAGTAATCAAATCTTCAATCATATAATCTGGTAATGTTGATTCGATAATACCCATACCTTTTCGAACATCTTTATATAATTGTTCTATATCTCTTTTATTTCTTGAAGGTACGCCTAATGAAAAATTCTTTAAATCTCCTGTTTCAGCATATGCTCTCATTTTTGATGCAGACATTCCTGAAACATCATCAGCGTCTGGGTCACGTTCACCTGCTGATATTATATTGATTTCTTTAAACTTGTAAAAACCATGACGTGCTTTAACACCATTGTATTTGTTTAACAGATTATCAAACTCTCTGACTCTATCTGAACCAACCATCATGTTTACTTTTTCATAACCCTTTTTTTGCAATGCACTAGCAATTTCAAATACGGTTCTGACATTTGCATCAGGTACACCAACTTGTTTGCCAAAAAACTTTCTGAGATATTTTATTTTAACTTTATGAGGTAATGGATTTTTTAATTTATCGTTTGAGTGAGATGAAAATAACAATTTATCACCAGGCAATTTCTTTAGTTTGTTTACTAACAATGCATGACCTGTTGTGGGTGGATTAAATCTTCCAAATGTAAAACTTACTTCTTTCATTATTTGTCCCAATTTTTTGCTACGTTAAAATTATTTAGTGAAAACTCCATACGGTCTACTAATTTAACGGCACTGCCATCTTTGTCTACTGCAACATAACCTTCAGGATTTACAGCTTTAAATCCATTATCTGTTTTAACAAAATGACCTATGTTTTTAACTCTATTTAATCCTTTTAGTATGATTGATTTTGCTGATATCAAATTACTTTGAAATTTTGTTAAAGAAGCAATAAGAACTTTTAAACTTCTCAATTCTGATAGTGATTGTAATTTGATTTCTGTTTTTATATCTTTGTGTTTTTGTGTTTTAAGTTTTTTGATTACTTTGTTGTCCCAATATTTATCTACATATTTGATGTAATCTGGATAACTAGGATTGAATTTTCCTGCTCTGATTTTACTATTTACATAAGATTTATAAGTAGCGCCTGGTGCTTTACTCAAAAACATTCTATTGATATCATTAAACTTTTGTAAATCCACTCTTTTGATTTTTCTGAATACTTTTCCTACGTTTGATAAATTTTTACTTAATTCAACACTTTCTTTTGCCGTCATTTTAGAATTACCTGTAGCGTCTTGATAAGATGCATCACTTAACCAAACATCTTTTGAATGTCCTAGTTTAGATATATCAGCACCAAAACTAGCAGACATATCTTCTAATGTAGGTCCTGTGTAAGTCGTATGAAAAACTACTCCTAGTTTTGCAGAATCGATATCATTTGCTAATGGTGAACCGACAACAGCTGCATATTTAATTGTATTGGGTTGAAAAGTTATATAATCCAAGTCACCAATTTTTTCAGTCGTTTTGTCTGAATCTGTAAACATCAAGTCTCCTTGCAGAATACTAGAAAAACTTAATTTAGATAGATGTTTAAATGACTCTATGAATTTTGTTTCTAGGTCACCAGATAGTTCTGGTGCATCTTTGATTTCTTGTTCAGATGCATAGAATAACGGAACTTTATTGAATATGGATTTTTTACCTATGATAAATCTACCATCTTCTGGATGTGGACCTACAAATATCGCAGGTGCACCATCCCACTTAACGGTCATATTTACTCGACCTTTTGAATTACCTTTCATCATATCTCTGAGAGATTGTAAAAAGTTTATAGATGCACGACCACCATCAATACCATTATTGATAATTTCGTCTTCTAGATGTTCTAAGTGTAAATTTTTAACTGCCATATTAGTAAAAGCCTATCATAACCACAGAAAAAGTCAAGCATTTTCGAGCTTGATTTATTGCTTCTACTATTTATGTTTTATGTAATTAGATATTACTCTGGATTTCTTGAATGACCACTTTCAGACACATAATCAACAGGAACAACTGCATTATCAGTATCAGTTATACCTGCAGCTTGTAAAGATTGAATGTGTTCTAAGTCTGCAACAATAGGTTCTTTAAGAGAAGTATAATGTGATTGCATCTGAGACCTAGATTTAACTAAACTATCGTCTCCTTCTGAATCGATATAGAATCTTTCGTTAGTAAAATCATCATAGTGTTCATAAAATGCATTTTCAGCAGTTGTACCGTTAGTGCCATCTAGAGACGGATTAGCACTTCTCCAATCTGCCCACATAGCTGCACCACCACCATTTCCATTATAAGAAATACTATCAACAACATTATCGTTTTCATCGTATAGATTAAATGTGTGGTTTAATGATAAATTATTAGAGTAGTATGCTCGCCACTTATCGCATTCAGCTATTTTTGCTTCTAAATCTGTTATTAATTCTGTTATTAACATGGAAATCTCCTAAAATCTATATGATTATTTAGTTTTTTGCAAGCGGGCGGGAATGTAATTTGTGTTCTAATTGTTGAATTTTTTTACTTAAATTTGCAACTTGCTCGTCTTTACCTTGTTTTTTCGCAAGTTTCAAATTTTTTTTATATTCTACTTTTTTTCTAATTAGTTTTAAAACTTCATCAGATTTTAAATTTTTCATTCTATATTATTTAAACACGTATCGTATGCTTCATCACCAGTCCATTGTGTTTCTGTATCAGTATTTGCACACGTCTTATAAAGTAATCCATCATAATCAACATGTTCCCAATATTGCCATGAACCATTTGATTTACGTTGATTGTCGCCCTCATATAGATATGATTGATTCATGTAAAAGTTAGGCATGTTTGTTTCAATAGTATTTATGTCATCAAAAAGATTTTGTAAATCCAAAGGATATCTTGTCTCAAATATGTTCAAAACATCATAATCAAAATATGGATTGTTTTCATTATGAAATTGAATATAGAAGTTATTGGATTTCACTCTTCTGTAATTATTTGTCTCTCTGTATTCTAGAAAATTTGAATCGTTAAATGCAATTATGTAATGTCTTTCTGCATCATCAATAGTTTTTTCCATAACTTGATACTCTAATGTTACAGAAATATTATCAAATACATTAAACATAGATGTTTGAACATTTGACACATCAAACTTACCATAAAGTTTTAAATTATCTATAGTTGGTTCATAGATTGTTCCAGACTCAATATCATAATATTGACCTGAAGAGTTGATATACATATCCATTACACGATAGATATCATGTACCAACCATTCTTCACCTTCTACAATCTCTTCTGTTATGCCACGTGTTATCGAGATGATATTGAAACTTATATCGTTAATCTCTTCGCCATTTAAAATTCTATTGAACAAGTCATAATCTAAATTAGAATATGTGCTAATGTTATATTCTTCTTCAATCGAATACATTGCTTTATATGCTATCTGCAAAAAGTCCACTAATCTCTCTGCAATTGCTTGTTTCTCTGTATCACCTGATGCTATGAAGTCGTCATAAAACGATTCTGTATCTAAACCAAACCTGTTTTCTAATTCGTTTAATGCATCTTGAACCTTTATCATAAAAGAATATGCATAATCTCTCGATTCATTACTACAAGCATTTTCTTCAGTGATACTAACATTTCGAAACATTACAGAAATCATATCCATTAAGAATGTTGTAAAAGGTGTTACATTTCCTGCATCTACTCCTTCAGCAGAAGTTTGAAAATTTCTATATGGTACAAAGTAAAGTTCATATGCTTCATTTACTACTCCTCTGGTCGAGTCAGTAGCACCGACAGGAACTTCAGCAATTCTTGGCCTTTGTAATAAACAAGACTCGTCATAATTATCAATGTGAGTAAAGTCATTACTATCAAAATAATAATATTCTCCTTGAACATCTTCATAAGCACTAGGTTCCCAATTGTCTTGTTGAAAATTATAATTCATATCAACAAAAACATTTGCACCTGAAATATAACCATCGATAACTCTCGTTGGTGCATATGTGCCTTCAGGAATAGATGTTGATGTTGAACCACCGCCGCCAGATGCAGGAGGTGTAGTTTGTATTTCTAGGGTAGCAAGTGATGTAACACTACCGCCACCGCCACATGCTGAAAGAATTAGCATAGTTGCTAGTATATAAAAATTTCTCATAATTACTCCATATTAAAACATAATCATTGGTTCGTCAATGCATTTTAATGAAATATTTTTTTCTTTCCGTTGACTATCAAAAAGTCAATCATAACTTCACCAATGATTTGTATGCCTAATCTTTTTTCTACTAATCGCATTGCTTTGTCCCATGCTGAACCATCTTTGTCGTTTGGTGCAAATGCTAAAACTTGTTCCATTCGATTAAATTCCACTTCAACTGGTATTTTAGATGCGATATGTTCGCCTATAAATCCATTCTTTATCATATTAAAAATCTCCGTCTGCTACTTGAATTACGTTAACTCCTCTGTTTCTCCACATTTCGACAACTTTATTTCTATCATCGAAAACCATGTCAATTTTGCCACCAAATTCTTCGAACTTGTCTGCAAGTTCAGATTTGAATTCTGCATCACATCTGAAATCGCCATCTGGTCTTAAGAATAATCCTTTGTGCCCATCGCCAATCCAATCAGCAATTTGTTGTTCTGTAATCTCTCTTTCTGATTCGTTTCTTGCACTGAAGAAGGCAACATCATCACCTTGAGCAATGAATCTTTTTGCAATGTCGCAAACCCATTGAACAGGTTTATCGTCTGCTGTTGCTAATCTAAATGCTTTCCAATCTTTGTTCTCACCATTTACAAGGTGTCTTCTATGTTCAACATCAGCGATAGTGCCGTCAACATCAAATATTATTACTTTCTTAATCATGGTTATATCCTATCAAAAAAGTAGGGTCGTTGTCAAGGGTTTTGACTAAGAAGTTTTAATTGCCGTTGACTCGACCCTTTCTAAACCCCTCAGGTATCAAATCATCTTTTTTGATTTTTAAGTTGTTAGTACCATTTGTTATCCACATGGTACCAAATTGTGAATTGCCTTTGCCTTTTTGATGTTTTGAATTCTTAAGACCGATATGTTTTTTAGTTTCTTCAGTGTGGGATTTACCAAAGAATGTTCCTTTTGGATATAACTCTTGAATTTTTTTGTTACCTTTAATAGAATCTTCTTTTGTAAATTTATGAAGTATACCTTCTTTATGCAAACGAAGAGCGCTCTTTCGCATCTTATCACGATACTCTTCAGTCAACATGTAAGACCTGTCAAGAGTCTTATTTACTGCTGACCAACCACCAGTACCACCTTCTTTTAAATTCAGACATTTAGGGTCTGTAAACCATAAGTCTCCGATTAGTTCACGTTCTGCATTGTTTAATTCTTCTTCAGATTTATAGAAATCTAAAATTTCAAAATCAAAAGGGTCTGTTTTGATTCTCTCCTTTAATTTTTTTCCACTTCCAGTATAACCATCTTCTATATTATCAGTGATATGTTGACCGAGATAGTAATCATCATTCTCAAATAAAATTTTATAGGTATAATAATACATACTCATATTTATATTAGTTCGATACTCAAGACTCGAACTATCTACCGACTTCACCTAGAAACTTTTCTTTACATTCTTCCCATGATAAGAAACAAAGTTCGTCATAGAACAAAGTTTCATTTAGATTTATTCTGTCATTGTTGATAAGATTATTGATACGTTTTCTGGCATATTTTTCTTTCCAGAGTTCCGATAATGCTTCTGTACTTGTATCAATTGACTTAACAAGTTGATTCTCTTCTATCTCACCTCGTAAGAATTCACGTGAATTATCATAGAGTGATGACCAATAGATACCTCTTTGATGGTCTGACTTGATAATATCTTTAGGTATATCAAGTCTAGAATACATAAATTGTCTCATACGATTACGATGGTCTCTCTTAAGAGTTTGACCATTTTCTCTTTTTGCAACATAGAGTAAGAAGTATCTGTCGTTGTAATGTTTTTCAGCATACTTCAACATTTCTTTTTCAGTGTCTTTGGTCAATTCATATGATAGAGAACCTTTACTATAACCCATTTTCTTCCAATGTTTCAGTCTATCGTATTGTGATAGACCACCTGTTTTTGCTTTACCATACAAAGATGTTGTTGTTACTGAGACGAGAGTATCGCCATAATTTTCTTTCCATTGACGTTGAACATCATCGGATAAACATAGAAGTGCCAATAGTTTTCCACCTGTATAATTGAAACCAAGTGGCTGAAGGGGAACAATCGTTGAACCGATGGCACTATTATTGAGTTTACCACTATTAGTTTTGTATTCTCTTTCCCAACCAATATGGTCGTCTCTAGGTGTTAAGTCAATAAAGTCGCCTGTAATACAAATGACACCTAGATATTTACCTGTCACTTTATCTCTTATAAGATAATGTAGATTACGACCAATGTTTGAACTATTTTTCATAGTTGATGTCATTGTTCTAACACAATTCCATTTTTCTGTTAGAGTACCTGCTGATTGATTGTCTTTGATACTATCGGTGTATACAAGTTCAGGTTGTAACTTTTCAAAATCCATTGGGTCTTCTGGAAACCAAATGTTGTTCTTTGATTCGTTAATTAATTTTTCATGTTCAGGATTTACAAGTTGCTGTTCTACGCCGAACAATGTAGATGTCTCTTGAGTTGGATATTTCATTTGAATTTCTAACCACTTCTGATAAAGAGTATACTCTTCAACACCCATTTGTGAAACATAAGATAAATCGTCTATAATTTTTTGACGAAGTTCATCTTTTTCAAGTACGTCTTTTTCTACAAAATTTTCTTGATAACTATCGTATTGTTTTTGTACAAATGCTTCCATAATTATACTTTAAAGTCGTTAAATCTATTTGCTCTATCCATAACAGGTGTATCTTCATTGGTATCAACACTATCAATAAGTTCTTCCTGTGCTTCTTGTTCAACGTCATAGAACTTCATTCTACTTCTGTCGACACCGATAACAAATCGTTTGAAGATTGTAGGGTCATTATATCGATTCTTTAATTGTTTTACAACCATTTGGTCTAGGTCTTCGAGTTCTTCACTTGTAATCAATGCAAACATTAAGTCAGCAGTTGCAGGCAAACCAAAGGATTCGGAAGTATCTTCGAGACCAATATCTGTTGAACCATAACCACTTCTTGTAGTTTGTGTTGCACTGACAATAGGCACATCAAACTCAACTGCAAGACCACGAAGTTCTTCTGCAATACTTTTTACAAGTGTGTAAGAGTTTGCACCAGCACCAGGTCGAATACGATACGATGCACAAATGTTTAGATAATCAATAAAGATAATATCTGGTTGAAAATCTTTCTTGATATCGAGTTCTTGTAATAGATGTCTGAAATGACCAACATGAGCAGATGCAGTTGGATATTCTTTGACAATCAGTTTACCATTTGTTTTGTTTTTCAATCTATCAATCTTTGTTGAGAATTGTTTCTTTGATAATTCTGGTATATCTTTAATTGGAATGTTCAAAGTATTTGCATCAATTCTTTCTGCAATCTTTTCTTCTGACATTTCCATTGTGAGATACAAAACATTTTTACCCATGAGTAAACAAGACGATGCTTGGTGACACATGAACATAGATTTACCAACACCTGTACCTGCAAGACAAATGTTCAATGTTTTGTTTGGAAGACCACCTTTCGTAATCTTGTTAAAGTATTCTAAATCAAAAGGAATCTTTTCTTCTTCTTTGTTATAAAAGTCAAATCTTTCATCTGCATCTTCAATAACATCGTGACCGATGTGAGTATCAAATGATACAGAGAGAGCATCTTTGAGTAATTCTGGTATCTCACCTGTTGACCTCTGAGACTTCTTATCAATGACATCAATAGATGACATAACTGCTAGATAGATTGCTCTATCTTTGCACCATTGTTCTGTCTCATTAACTACCCATTCAAAAGGTGACTCATCGGTATCGGCACTTAATTTCTCCAATAGTTGTTGAGATTCACCAATCGTTTTGTCATTGACATTGATTGATTTATCTAGATTTATGAGAAGTGCTTCAACGGTTGGATTTTTAGTATAAGTATCGAAATACTCTTTAACTAAATTAAAGAGTAATTGTTCCGATGAGTCGGTGAAATATTCTGATTTGAGAAAAGGTATTACTTTACGTGTATACTCTTCAGACTGAATCAGATTCTTCAGTATCGTCTGTTCTATTCTTGTTTCCATATTTAAAATAACTATTCACTACTAATTCTAATCTTTCCATTACTTCTTCTGTAAAGTATTTTTCAGGATTATTATTAATTGTTTTACCAAATTCTGTTTTACCATTTGGTAGTTCAACTCTTGTTGATGACTTTTTAAAGACACCAGATGAGAGAGCTAAATCTAATAGACCATAATATCTATCTAGACCTTTGTCATAGGTTAGTCTTACATCAACCATTCTGTTTTCAACGGTAAGTCTGCTCTTAGCATTCTTACAATGAATGATGTTACCAATAACTTCTGTACCTTCTTTCTCTTTTTTCTTTGAGAGATAGATGATTGAAGAAGCTGCATATTTAAGTCCTGAACCACCACCCATTTCTTTTTGTGGGAACATTGAACCGATTACATCGTAAGTATGATTAGTTACAATCATAGGAACTTTTGCACGACCAAGTTTTAGTGTCAATACTCTAAATGCACCTTTGACTATCTGAGCTCGAGTCATATCTCTTGTCTCTTTACCTGCTGCTGTGTCTTCAATCTCTTTAGTAGTTGATAACATACCAAGAGAATCTAAACAAAACATCATTGGAGGTCTTTCTGACTCGTCTGTTTCTAGATATTTGTCAAGAATACTGATTGCCTGTTGTCTGAATTCTTGAACGGTAACTACAGGCACAATTACCACTCTGTTTGAATCGATTCCTCTTTCTTCTATCATTTCTTTTGTGATAGCAGATTCAGATTCGAAGTAGATAACAGCTGCATCTTTGTTGTCTTCTAAGAATTGTTTACACATTCCTAAGGCAAAATATGTTTTACCTGTAGCAGACTCACCTGCAATTGCTGTTATTTTGTTTTTAGGAAGTCCACCGTATAGTGAACCTGATAATAAGGCATTGAAAATGTAAGAACCACTATCTACAAATGAATCTACATCGCCAGCTGCCACACCATCGGAAACAATATTTGCATATTCATTACCCGATGCTTTGACTAAGTCTTTTATAAATGACATAATTCACACCTCTCATAATTTTTATACAACTAGTATAACACTAGTTATATTATTCTTCAAGTGACTTTTTGAGGTCACATAATCTATCTGTCTTCACATGCTCTTTCATCATTTCGAGAAGCATTTTAAGTTGGGTTTCCATATGAATAATGAAACCAAACACAATAACAAATAAACCAAGATAGATACAATCTAATAACGAAACTATCATACGCTAAGTTCTCCTTGTATCTCGATTAATCCCTTTTCTTGAAGGATTTTTCTATTTTCTAAATGATTCTTTTCTATATCTTCTTTTGACTGACCATCATAAACAACTGCCATATTTTCTTCAATCATTTGTGCATTTACACAATATTTCGTTTCATAAGATGGATGACCAACATTATCCCAACAATATAAATCTCCTAAAATTCTACCAAATTTGCCTTTGTCATGTGATATCAGTGTTACTTGTTCTGCATTTGATAACATTTCTTTTAAATGTTTTTTGGATAATTTACCGAATTGTTTTTCTACTAAGTCTCTTGTTCGACTTTCAGGTGTATCGATACCTTTCATCCTCACTCTTTGTTTTTTATACATCATACCGAAACCTAAATCGATATCTACATCTACCGTGTCGCCGTCTACTACTTTAACTATTTTTACTTTATATTCATACATGATTAGATTCCATTTTCAGGATATAGTTGGTTATGTTTTCTATGTTTCATTTTTTCTTCCCAATTTTCAACTGCTCTTTTGATACCTTCTTCTGCTAGAACAGAACAATGTAATTTAATTGGTGGTAATTCAAGTGCTTCTGCAATCTCTTTATCTTTTATTTGTTTTGCTTCATCAATTGTTTTGCCTTTAAGCATTTCAACGAACATTGTTGATGATGCTATAGCACTTCCACAACCATAAGTTTTAAATTTAACGTCTTCAATTACATCTGTATCAGGATTAAGTTTGATATCTAGTTTCATTACATCACCACATGCTGGTGCACCAACTAATCCTGTTGCTACGTTTGGGTCTTTTGGGTCAAATCGGCCTACGCCATGAGATTTAGGATTTTTTAAAACGTCTTCAAATCTATCAACCACTTTTTTACTATATGCCATGCTTCTATTTATCCAAAGAAAGAATCAAGCGATGCGACTGGTTCAACATTCCAGTTAATAAGTTGAACAATATTCTTTAATGGTTCAACAAATGATTTATCGAACTGCATATCATAATCTATGAATCTATGTAAATCAAATTCTCTTGGTAAACTTGTAGTAAATGAAATCACATTCTCATTGATTGGATTCGGCAATGTAAGATATGTGAAATGAACTTTTTCGCCATTTTTAATTGTTTCGTATCTCATATCTAAATTTCTTTTATTTAATAGATTATTATATAGAAGAGAACCTCTGACATGAATTGGTGTCCCTTTAGCATAGATATTTGTACTATCTTGATATTGTATTAACCCTTTACAACCTCTAGGAAAAGCAACTTCTTCTGGAGTTAATGTTCTAAATTCTTTTCTTGTTGTTTCAACAAACTCCCATAAATCTTGTTCTGATTTATTCATAACCACATTTAATGCTTCTTCTAGTTTGTTACGCACCCATTGAGGCGTTGATGACTTTGCAGTTTCGATGCCCATCATTTTTAGTTTAGGTTCTCTGAGTCTGACTCCTTCGTTGTCATGTACATTCAGAATGTATCTTTTCTTTGCAGTCCAAATACCTCTGTCTGCAATGACTTCTCTACCCATTTCCATTTTCTGTTGAAATGCATTAGTATATTCTGCAAGGTCTTTGAAACCATCTGCAAGAGCTTCTTCGATTTTAGATTCTGCTTTTGATAAGAAGTCTATAATTTTTGTTTTTGGTGTATCTTCAGGAAATACTTTTTGTACAAATTTATCCATTGAAAGATAAATTGAATCAGTGTCCATTGCAATGACATAATCTTCGTTCTCTGTTTTGAGAAGTTCGTTTAAATATGTGTTTGCAGTTTTCTCAGCCCATTTAATAATTAACTGACCTGACATTGTAATTGCTTCGGCAAGGTCAATACTAAAGAATGCAAAGTACTGGTTTGCCATGGCACCATAAGCAGAATTCAATGCAATCTTACGAACCTGTTGATTGTTGTATGCACGTTTGATAAGTGTATCGAGTTCTCTCTTACGTTTCACATCTTGCGTTGTTTGTCTCTCACTTTGATACTCAAGCATTTTTTTCTTCCATTCTTTTCTTTCTTCATAGAAAGTTTCCATGAGTTCAGGAAACATGCCTTGTTTTTCACGTGAAAATAAAACACCATTTGGTGCAACAGCAGTATTTGTTTGTTTGCAGTATGATAAATCACATTTCTTATCAAGAAGTCTATCAATGTTGACATCTTGACGATTGGCTTTAACAAGTTTCTCAGGCGAAATATTATACTGCATAATGATATGTGGATATAGAGAGTTTAAGTCAAACGACATAACCCAATTATGACCACCGACAAGTGGTTCTTTTACATATGCGCCAACAATTGGTTTGTTCTTGTCATTACCTGTCTTGAGTCTTTGTGGTGGTGTTTGTATACCTTGTTCTTTTAAGAAATTATAGATGATAGTTTCCCAATATTTCACCATGCCAAATGTATCTGAGTAGTTACACTTTGCAGTATAAGCTTGAGACATCACCAACTCCATGAATCCTAGTTTGTTGTCGAGTTCTTCAACAAGAACAACATCACGAACATTGTATTCTAGGAACTTTGCATAGTCTTGTTTATATAATGTGTGTAGTGAACCATACTCTGAGTAATCAAGTTTACCTTTTCCTAGTTCTACGTGAGCAATATGGTCTAGTTTATATGATTCTTGATTGATAAATGTTTTCTTACGATACATTTCAAGATAGTCGATGATATTAACACCAAGTAAATCAAATACTTGTTGTTTCTGATATCCCATTGTAGTGAATTCACGAACATTAGATTGACCCCATGGTGATAACTTTTTATGTTCATCTTCACCCATGAGTCTGTCGATACGATTACAAAGATAGGTAATATCGAATGAGTTTACATTCCAACCTGTAACGATGTCAAACCATTCTGTTCTCCAGTATTTTATAAACTTTTGTAATAAATCGAATTCGTTTTTACAATTGTGATACGTTAAATTTTGATTGTGATTCCATTCTCCAATGCCAAAAACTTGTGGTTCTTTTCTGAATGGTTTGATTGTGATTGCATTAACTTTTTCAGATGCAAGCATTGGTTCTGGAAAACCATCTTCACACTCACACTCGATGTCAAGTGTAGCAATTTTTACTTTGTTGAAGTCCCATTGAATGTCACCTTGAAACTTGTCTGAGATATATGTGTAGACATATCTGTCGTAACCATGAATCTCAAAGCCTTCAACACCTTCATATTTCTCACGGAACTTTCTTGCACCGCCCATTGAGTTGAGTTCGACAACTTCAAGTGGTCGACCATCAAGCGATTTATAAGGAGTTTGACCTCGTTTTGAAAGAATAAAATGTTTAGGTCTATAAGCTACAGCAATCTTTTTCTTTATATTGCCTTGATAACCTTGAACTAGAATCTTGTCACGACTGCGACAAACGTTTGTATAAAAATCCATGTAGTTATTATACTACAAAGACTATTCGTTGAGAAGGGACTTATCGGTATAATCTGAAAAATGTTTTGCAACCATATCTTTAATATCTTGATAATGTGCAATTTGTTCTAATTCTTTTTCAATTGTTTCTATATGGTCTGAATGTTCTCCAACACCTACTGAGTTTTTACATTGAACTAAAACATTTGTTTTATGCTTTGCTATATGTCCGTCTGCATGTGCAACAACTGATTTTAAAATATCGCCTGTCATGTCTTTCATCATTTTTATCCTTTTGCTACTTGGCCTCTGACATTATTTCCTGTTTGATTTTTGAAATTTGTCTCGAGTTGAGGTCTTGGTTCGAAGATAGTTTGAACACTATCTTTTGCTATTATAAATTCATATTCTTTTGCATAAGGAATCCATGGTGCAAAGTTAACTTCCATTTTACCGCCTTCTGCAATAGTTAAAACTATTTGAGGTTCAACTATGTGAAC